TTAGTCAAAATCTATCCCATGATAGCAAAGTATGGACCAAGGAATACGATTTGCGAGGAAATCTTCTTCGCGAGTATGGAGAAAAAGATGAGGAAGGAAAATTCAAATATGACAATTTACCCGGACATCACTATATTGATTTAGAGTTCGATTTATTTGAATGGCGGAGAAATCCAGAGCGCCCGAGTGCAAAAGCGGAGAAAACGAAAACGGGTAAAAAAATATGCAGATGGGCACAGTTTCCCGACAATAAAAAAGGGATTATGCCTTCTATATTAGAGGAGCTATTGAAAGCCAGGTCCGATACGAGGAAATTAATCAAGACTGAAAAAGACCCGTTCATGCAAAACATTCTGGACAAACGCCAACTCGGTTACAAAGTAACTGCGAATTCACTATATGGTCAATGTGGTGCGAAGACATCTACGTTTTATGAAAAAGATGTGGCAGCGTGTACTACTGCGACGGGACGAATGATGATTACGTATGCTCGACGAATCATAGAGGAAGTATATGGAGATAGAGTATATGAGACGGCTTCGAAGGGTCCAGTAAGAACACGTGCGGAATATATTTATGGGGACAGTGTCACACCCTATACACCGGTGTATATAAGATATCGTAAAAAAACAATTGATATATGCACAATCGAAGAACTTGCCGAAAAATATGGTCAATCCAAATGGAGAATATGTAAAGAAATAGGCAAACAAGACAAAGATGTCTGCGAATTATCGGATATAGAATCATGGACGGAAAGTGGATGGACGCCGTTGTTCCGAGTCATACGACATCAGTTGGCGCCTCATAAAAAAATTATCCGTGTGGTTACCAATACAGGTATAGTGGATGTGACCGATGACCATTCTCTATTACAATCAAATGGAGAAGAAATTTCGCCGAAAGAATGCCGTATTGGAATGAAGTTGATGCATCATAGTTTACCGGGACCTATCCCATCTGTTATACAGCAATCACAGGATTCGGTTCCAAAAGAAGTAACCACGACAGAAGCATATATACAAGGTTATACATTTGGTATTCATTCAACATGTGTGGAATATGATAAGAAGACTTCCAATATCATCCCATATGAAATCCTTTATGGAAAAAGAGAAATAAAAGAATCCTTTCTAAAGGGGTTGTATAGTGGAAAAGGACTAGAAGAACACACGGAAAATATATGTATTCGAGTAAGAGAACACAAAGAAGCCGCTCATATTGTCTATTTGATAAAATCGATGGGACTTGTATTTTCGTTGGACACGAACCCAAAAGACATACTGATTACAATATCTAATAAAAAATTGGATAACACATTGTCTACAGCTATCAAAAAACTCAGCACCATTGAATATACAGGATATGTATATGATTTGACAACCCGAAACCATCATTTTGCAGCAGGTATTGGAAATATGATTGTTCATAATACAGACTCGGTATTCTTTACATTCAATTTGGAAAACCCAGAAACGGGGGAGAAAATCTCTGGGAAACCCGCTCTTGAGATGACGATAGAAATCGCGCAAGACGCCGCGAAATTGTGTAGTCAATGGTTGAAGCCGCCGATGGATTTGGCCTATGAGAAGACACTGATGCCTTTTATATTACTTTCGAAGAAGCGGTATGTGGGGATGTTGTATGAGGAAAATCCAAACAAAGGGAAAATGAAATATATGGGATTGTCATTGAAACGCCGGGATTCGTGTGACTATCTCAAAGATACCTATGGGGGGATTTTGTCCATTCTTATGAAAGAACATGATATACAGAAATCGATTGAATTCTTGAATACTTCGTTGGAGAATCTTATCAAAGGAGAAGTGACGATGGACAAACTTATGATAACGAAGGCATTGAGAGGGTACTATAAAAATCCAAATACGATTGCGCATAAAGTTCTTGCGGACAGAATTGGCCAACGTGACCCAGGTAATAAACCAAAACCGGGAGATAGAATGCGTTTTGTTCATATAGTGAACGACAATCGAAAGGCGTTGCAAGGAGAAAAAATAGAAACGCCGGAATTCATTCTTGATAAGAAATTACCAATCGATTATTCGTTTTATATTACCAATCAATTGATGAAGCCGTTGCAACAACTGTTTGGATTAGCATTGGAGCAGATTTGGACATATCAAGGTAAGACATCGGTATTGAAAAAATATAGGGAGGAAATAAAACAATTGGAGAAAGAATATCCGGATTTGGAGATATTTATGAAAAAGAAGGAAAAAATATGTTCTGCGAAAATAAAAGTGATTTTATTTGATAAATTCTTGACGAAAATAATGAATGACAAACATGGGGTTCAAGAAATTTCCAACTTCTTTATAAAACGATAAATATACTGGGATTTTATATTATGTTTTTCGAAAACATAATATAATTTGAAAATAGATTGTATTATATGGTTATTGCTTTTGTTTCTTTTGTTTCTTTTCTTTTCTTTTGTCGTATTAAAGGTTTGTTTCGAACGTGACATCAATCCCATATAGATTGTTTGAAGTATCCGTACCATACATGGTGGTTACATTTCTATTAATGTTTCGTATGAGCCTTTCGAAAATATCGTCGATTGTTTCATTATGGTTGGTTGGTTCTTCCAGTGGTGGGGGTTCATCTGTTTCTGAATATTCTTCTTCACCGAGTTCTTCTTCTTCTAGAGGTTCTTCAACCAAGGGTTCTCTATAGGTAGTAATATCATATCTACAAACAGGACAAACGGTGTTTCTTGAGAACCAGTTTATCAAGGATGCCTTATTGAATATATGACCGCAATGTTTTATTTGGCAAACTTGTTCTCCCACTTGGAAATTTTCCCAAGAAATAGGACATCGATTTTCTCGCAAATGTGTATTATAAATAATATCTTGTGTCGAAAGTGTAATTTGTTCATTGGTTAATACGGTTTGTTCACTGCTTCGCCGGCGATGTATGGGAAGCGTGGCTAAATAAGTCAATATTATATTGCTTATTGGGGCAGTTCTCGATGTTGTCTGAGTAGTTATATTATTGGTTGTATTATCTGTAGTATCTCTATTGTTTATATTTCTTACATTCGTGGTATGATTCAAAACCGTATTTGCGGTCGATTGTCTATTACTCGATATATTATTATTACCAGTAGTATTCGAAACGGTTTGTGCAACAGGAGTAGAAGAAGAAGGGGAAGAAGAAGAAGACACATTTCTGTGTTCTCCATTCGGAGTATCACGCGGTAAATTTTGCAAAGCAGAAATAATATTATTAATCAATGAGGTATATATTTGTATATTCTCTTGATAACCACTCATAATGGAAGATACATTGGTTTGATAAAGTTGGATGTTCTCATTATATTGTTGTAATAACCTATCCATATTCACTTGTTCGAGTCTTCCACCAGGAGCGACGTTTCGCCTGGATTCCTGTCTCAGTAATGGAACATATAGATTACTTCGAGAACGTGATGTGGGTATTGAATAAGTAGAACGGTTCTCAATCGTAGGAATAGTATAATCATATACAAAATTCGTAAACTCTCTTTCCAGTGAAGTTAACAAGTTATCCACGTTTACTCTATTTTGGTTAGATGACATAATAAAATAGATATAAATATAACGATATAAATCTATATATTGTTATATATTTATTATTATTATTCTTACCCTTAATATTCAATATGGCATCTAAAAAAAAGAATGATATCGAAAAACATAAACACAAAGGATATACAGGACTCATTAATTTGGGAAACACTTGTTTTTTAAATGCGTGTATTCAGGTTCTCAATCATACTTATGAATTGGTAGATTTTATAAACTCTTCAAAAATAGTAAAAAACATAAAACAGGATTTGCCAGATTCTATTATTACGAATGAATGGAGAGATTTGCGAAATATAATGTGGACAAACAATGGAACGGTATCGCCAAACAAATTTGTTTTCAATGTTCAAATGTTGGCGAAGAAAAAAGACCGCGACCTTTTTACTGGATGGGCACAAAATGATATGCCTGAATTCCTGTTATTTATTATAGAATGTATACACAATAGTATTTCAAGAAGTATAAATATGAAAATACAAGGAAATGTGGAAAATCAAGTAGATGAACTAGCGGTCCAATGTTATAATATGTTAAAAACGACGTATTCAAAAGAATATTCGGAAATTATGGAAATGTTTTATGGAATTTATGTTTCAGAAATCCATTCTATGGACGGGACGGTTCGCCATGCAGCAAAACCGGAGAGTTTTTTTATACTTGATTTACCGATACCGGAACAATTACCAGAATGTTCGATTTATCACTGTTTTGATTTATTTACGAAGGATGAGTTTTTGAAGGGTGAAAATGCGTGGTTCAATGAAAAAACGAATCAAAAGGAAGATATCAAAAAGAGGATTACTTTTTGGAGTTTGCCAAATATACTTGTGATTACATTGAAACGATTTTCCTATGATGGAGAACGGAAATTAAATAATAAAGTAGTTTTTTCGATGGATGAATTGGATTTATCAAAATATATAAACGGATATAATGCAAGGACATATATTTATGAATTATATGGAGTATGTAATCATTTTGGAGGTGTCATGGGTGGACATTATACATCATTCGTTAAAAATGCTACAAATGAGTGGATTCATTATGATGATTCAAATGTAGAAATAGTAGCAAATCCTGAAAATATTATTTCTCCATTCGCGTATTGTTTGTTTTATCGTAAAAAAAATAACCCATTATAGTATATTATTATATAATGAACAGTATTTATCCATCATCTACATCAGATAAAAAAGGACCAGTAGGAATACAAGGACCTATAGGGCCTGTAGGAATAGAAAATATGGATAGTTTATATGGCACAACGGGTCCTACTGGCATAACGGGTCCTACTGGAATAACGGGTCCTACTGGAATAACGGGTCCTACTGGAATGACAAATACTACTGGAATGGCAGATACTAGTGGAATAACAGGTCCTACGTCAACAACTAGCACTATATCATTGATTGATATTTTGTATACGATATTTACAACTTCTAATATAGTAATGTTAATATGGTTTTTAGCAATATATCTAATAATCTATTTTATTTTAGGTATTTTTGCAAGTTCTCAAAGTCAAATGAATCAAAAATTAATAGCATCCCGTGTTTTTGATTTTTTGATTTTTGTATTTATGATAATAATCATTGGATATAGCTTTTTTTCACTTTCAGAGTCGGACAAAGAGACTATAATTCAAAATTATTTCTCGTCATTGAAAGATTACATAAATACTCCGATTGCAATGCTATCTATTGTGTTATTTATATTTGTGTTTTATACGGCTATTTTTCTAATAGGTTTACCTATGACACCGGAAACAAAACCTATTACTATAAAAATCATCGAAACATTCGTATGGGTTTTACTAGGAATTATGTTAATAGTAAATTTTTTTAAATATGTTCTCGGAGTTCAACTAGTGAATTTATTTTCAAACTGGACATCAAGTATATTTCCAAATACCTCGTCAAGAAACAACACTAGTATATCTACACCAGTTATTAGTCCATCTACACTAGGGGCTACAGGGGCTACAGGAGCTACGGGGGCTACATCAGTACTTAAAAAAGAAGAGGTTTTCAATATTTCCAATAATTTATATACATATGATGATGCACGTGCTATATGTAAAGCATATAATTCGCGGTTGGCTACATACGATGATATTGAGAAATCCTATAATGACGGTGGTGAATGGTGTAATTATGGTTGGTCAGAAGGACAGATGATATATTATCCAACACAAAAGGCCACATGGAATGAGTTACAAAAAGACCCAAAAAATAAAAATAAATGTGGTCGTCCTGGAATCAATGGAGGATATATTGATAATCCATATTTGAATTTTGGTGTCAACTGCTTTGGTGTAAAACCACAACCCACACAAAAAGATTTAGATTTTATGGATGCACAAAATAATAGTGTTGTTCCACAAACACCGGAGGAAGTCGCGTTAGATAAAAAGGTGCAATTTTGGAAAGATAATAAAGACAAAATAACGAATATTAATTCTTTCAATACCAAAAAATGGTCAGAATATTAGATTTACCTTCCTGTCCACACTTTCACAATGGGTGAATGGGAGATATGACCATATGTTTTGTCGTAAGTATAATGAGAATAAAAATAATCATAGTCTAATTTTCTAGCAGTGGATACATTTCTTGTATAGTTATGTATATTACCGAATATAGATATATTCTCAATTAAACCTGGTTGATTATAGCTACATAGTAACCCAAATATACGTTCGAATGCCATTCGATGTTTTCTTGTTTTTACATAGTGTAATAGTTCAAAAAAAGAATATTTATCTTCAAGATTCGATAAAAAAGAATGGTCGATTACACTTTGGGCGCCATAACATCCTTTCCAGTTATTTTTTTCATAATACATTTCCAATAAATCATGAAACACAATATCAGTACGTTTTTTAACCATATTTATCAGGAGTTGTATTTCTTCAATTTTATCATTCCAAGTATGTTCAAAATCCCATAGGAATTGAACACCTGTATTTATATTGAAATCTATTTTCTTTTGTATGAATACGGAGTCGTGTATGATAATCGCCTTTTCAAAAAAATGGAATTTGTAAAAATAATAATAGGGAAGAAGTTCTCCGCGTTTTATAAATTCCGTTTCAAAGAAAATTTGACAATTTACGAATTCGGGTTGTGTTGTCAAAAAATCTGGGTTGCTGCCATCATCGATAATGACAATGGGATAGTCATAAAACGCACGAATACAATGATAACATTCTATCCAGTAATGGTTTGTTTCTGGAGAAGTTACATGGCGTGTAATAATAAATCCGATGGGTTCTGTCATATAGACAATATAAGGATTGGTTTTTTTATATTGTCTATCTCATTCGAATATTTGTTTAATTTTTTTTATTTTTTCGAGTATTGTTTTTTCCTTTTCTAGGGCCTTTTTTATATACAGTGAGTAAAGAAGAAAACCATTTGGTTGCTTCGTCTTCTTCCATAACACGAGGAATGCCATGCATTTTTTTTTTATGCAAATGACCTCCTCCGTGACTGTAACTTACCCTATCGGGTTTTTTATATACGAGACCAACTGGAACTCCATAATTTTCCAACGATTCAATTCGTTCATGGTCTTTTAGAAAATCATTAACTGCCAATATACCAACTAATGGGTTTTGAGTATAACTAGAAAGTGTATCACTCCAATTGTTTTCTTTTGTAATGTATTTGTATTTTTCAATTGGGGATTTATGAATGGACATAGTATGTATTATATATTATAATAGATAATTTTATTTGTTGTACATGCGGCGAATATCCAGTTCCTCTTTTATTTCTCTGTGTTCTTTCAAATATTGAATGATATATTCTATATGAGATTTGTCGGGTATAATATCTGCTAAACATTTTTCGAGATAAGTAAAGGATAATGTAGT